CAAGAGAATAAAGAGTATCTTATATCTTTAACTAATGGTGGTAAGGCATACCGTAATTAACCTATAGAACCCTTGTCAGGGACAAGCCCTAGGGTATCAACATTATTTAATCTGTCAAGAGGGAAAATAAATTAAATGGATTACAGAGCATACATAAGAAGAGGCAAGCAAGAACTCGAAGTCTTTGGACAGGTTTGGGATGACGGTTCTGGCTACTGGGATGAACACCAGTTCATTGTAGATCAAGAGCCAGAGTTTGCTATCACAGAACTATATGATAACGAAGATAGAGAGATCGTTAAGCTTACCACCTTGACACCTGAAGAAATACAGGTCATTTTAGATATGTTTACACAAGATTATTGGGATCAAATATTATGAGTAACTGGTTAAGCCATAAAGAATGTCCATATGAGGACTGTGGCAGCACAGATGCCTTCAGCTACAATACTGAGAGCTGCTCAGGCAGGTGTCATAGCTGCGAAAGAGTTTACCCTAGGACTAAAGACAGTAAGTTCGAGTGGGCAGAAGAAACATACCCTGTAATGGGGCAAGAGCAAAAGGATGGATGGGATATGAACCCACAACAAACGCAGATTAAACCTGTACCTACCGAGGTACTAACATCAGTATACAGGTCAGTAAGATCAATAAGCAGAGAGACAATGCAGTTCTATGGTGTCAAGACATACGTTGACAGCAATGGTAAAGAGGTTAAGCAAGAGTACCCATACCCATCAGGTGGCATAAAGACTAGATTTTTCCCAAAAGAATTTAGAGCTACCAACCTTAAGTCAGATGAACTATTCGGTATGAACCATTGGAACGCAGGGTCAGGTAAGATTGTCACCATAACTGAGGGTGAACTAGATGCTATGTCAGCATACCAAATGTGTAACTCAGCTAAGTATTCATCAGCCTTTGTGTCACTACCATCAGCTACACCATCAAATAAACTTTGGACTAAAGCTGCAGATTGGTTAGGATCATTCGAGAAGATCATACTATCCATTGAACATGATGATCAAGGGAATGCTGTAGCACAAAGGATAGCTAACCTATACCCTAACAAAGTATACAGGGTACAACATGACAAATACAAAGATGCTAATGAGTTCCTAGAGGCAGGTGCTCGTAATGAATTTTATAATGCATGGTTCAATGCTAAGAAGTATACACCTGAGAACATAATCAATACATCAGATCAGTTCCTTAAGATGTACAACAATAGTGAGAGCCATGTATATGTTGAGACAGGGGTACAAGAGTTCGATGACTTATGTATGGGTCTGATGCAGGGTCACTTCACCTTGTTCAAGGCACAGACAGGCATAGGTAAGACTGAGTTCATGAGATACTTAGAGTACCACATACTTACCAAGCACCCTGAGATAAGCATTGCAGCTTGGCATATGGAAGAGACAAAACTTAGATCACTACTTGGGTTGGTGTCATATGAACTAAAGGATAACCTGACACGTAAAGATTTGATAGCACAAGCAAGTGCTGAACAGAAAGTACATGATGCTATCGTTAAGCTAACTAAAGATGAGAGACTATATCAGTTCTTCTTAAATGATGAGGATGATCCTATAGATATACTAGGACACATCAGGTATTTGTCACAAGCATGTGGTGTTCAGTATATATTCTTTGAACCTATCCAAGATATTGCAGCTAACATGGGTGGTGATGAAAGCAAAGAACAATTCCTAGCTGATCTATCTGTAAGGTTATCTAAGTTAGCTGCTGAGTTAGGCGTTGGCATTGTGACAATCGGACATACCAATGATGATGGTGCTGTTAAGTACTGCCGTATGATAGAGCAAAGAGCATCAGTTGTTGTTGAGTTACAACGAGATAAGATGTCAGAAGATATTGATGAAAGAAATACAACCAAGCTTCTTGTCACAAAGAACAGACCAGTTGGACCGACAGGATATGCAGGTCAGTTGACTTTCAATACAGATAGCTTTACTCTGTCAGAAAAATATGGAGAGTACTGATGCAAGAACTTTTAGAATATGATCCTTTGGTATACATAACAGCCAGTATATATTTCTTGGGTGTTGTTAATCACTACGTGCTTATGAATACAATACACATAATACTCGAAGCACCAAGAGATTCCACAGCAATGCGTATTAAAGCTATCTTGTGGCCTTGGGAATTAACACTATGCTTGTGGGCTACATGGCAAGACAGGGATTACGAATGAAAATATTAGCAATGGACATTGAGACTGACGCATTGGATGCTACTAAGATACATGTCATCTGTGCTCAGGATGTTGACACCAATGAGAAGTATCAGTTCCTTAATGTATGTACAATACCTGAGGAAAGAGAAGCTTTCTTTCTACTGTGTCAACAGACAGATAAGTTTATATTTCACAATGGGATAGGGTTCGATGTTAAAGTAATCAACAGACTGTTACAACCTAACCTGATTAACCCAAGTGATGTCATTGACACATTGATCATGTCAAGGCTTATAGACTACAGCATCAAGGGTGGTCACAGTCTCAAGGCATGGGGTCAAAGACTAGGTGAGTTTAAGATTGGGTTTGATCAGTTCGAAGTATTGACACAAGAGATGGTTGACTATTGTCATCAGGATGTTGAGGTTACAGTTAGACTATACAATAAGTTTAAGTCTAGTATCTTTGACCCTGATCTACAGGATGCCATCAAGTGTGAACATGACATACAAATCTTATGTGAAGAGATGACAGATGCAGGGTTCTACTTCGAGAAAGATAAAGCTGAACACCTCTTGGATGAGGTTGAGCTACGCATGATAGAATTAACTGAAAGTTTCCAACGTGATTTCCCACCACAATTAGAAGAGGTGAACAGGATTAAGTACCGAAAGAAACAGGATGGTACTACGATGGCAAGTGTAAAGAAAGCACAAGAGAAATACTTTAAGACAACAGTTGATTGGTCAGTTAACCCACCCGACTTAGTGTGCTACGATTGGATAGAGTTTAATCCAGCATCACCTAAGATGAGAATAGAAAGACTATGGGAAGCTGGTTGGCAGCCATATGAGAAAACAAAGGGACACATACAATATGATAGAGAACAAAAACAAAGATCGTGGAGATAAGTTTGCACGTTATGGTTGGACATTATCTGAGGCTAACCTTGAGACACTGCCTGATGAAGCACCTGCAGGTGGTAAAAGATTAGCTGAGTGGTTGACACTTGAAGGTAGGAGATCATCGTTGGTTGAATGGCTAGGACATTGTGGTGATGACCACCGTATACATGGCAGGTTCACCCATCTTGGTGCATGGACAGGACGTATGGCTCACTCAGCACCTAACCAAGCTAACATACCATCTGAGTTTCATGGTACACCTAAGTCAGCTGTTGAGGAAGTTAAGGCTAGGTATGACGGACAGTTCCGTGCCTTATGGGGTGTCGAGAAAGGTAACTACCTAGTGGGTACGGATGCTGAAGGGATTCAGCTGCGAGTACTTGCACATCTAATGAAGTCAGAAGAATATGTGGATGCTATTGTGTCAGGTAAGAAAGAGAACGAGACTGACATACACAACCTGAACAAGAAAGCATTAGGTATGTCACACATAACAAGAGATGATGCTAAGACTTTCATCTATGCATTTTTACTAGGGGCAGGTACAGCTAAGATAGCTCAGATACTACGTGTCAATCAACGTGAGGCAAGTCAATGTGTTGAGAACTTTATGCAATCAATCCAAGGGCTTGCTAACCTAAAGAAGAAAGTTATACCACACATAGCTAAACGTGGTTGGTTCAAAGGTATGGATGGACGTAAGGTTCTAGTACCATCTGAACATAAGACACTCGCAGGTATGCTGCAGAATGGTGAGTCTGTCATCATGAAACACTCAGCACTACAGTGGGTGCGTCAGGCTAAGGATAAAGAGATAGACTTTAAGCTTGTCACATGGCCTCATGATGAATGGCAGACTGAGGTGTGTGGTAATTATGCAACAGCTGAGGAGTTAGGGGCTATGCAACGTCAATCTTTTGTTGACATAGGAGAGAAGTTTAATATGGTATGCCCATTAGCAGGGTCAACTGACATCGGACGTAACTGGAAGGACACTCACTAAATGTTACCTTATATCGTAGCACTCTCACCTGTAATTTTTGTATTGACAACAGAATTAATTGTTTATATTGTAACTAAATCAGAAGCTAAAAAAGGAAATTGATATGGCTGATAAAAAGAAAACTAAGTATGGTGTATTCGAAGGGTCTTTATACTATGCCCGTGTATTCCAAGACAACATGGACAACTCAGATTACCATGTAAATACACAAGGTCAGTACAACACAATGTTTGTACCTAAAGACAGTGAAGAAGTTAACCGTATGATTGCGATGGGTTTCCCTGAGACAGCAATGGGTAACCAAATGATTAAACCTATTGATGCAGCAGGTGGTAAGGTAGGGATGAAACTTAAACGTCCTAACGTACACCCATCTGGCATTGATGATTTCGGTGGTGCACCTTCAGTAACCAAAGGTACTACAAGTTCTAAGTGGGACTTTGTAGAAGATGGTGCACTAGGTAATGGTACAACAGCTAAGGTTAAGCTATCTATTTATGGTGAAGGATCAACAGCATCTGTACGCCTAGAAAAGATTGGTATCTTAGAGCATGTAGCCTATGAAGAATTAGCCACAGAAGATCGTTGGTAAGCTTTCCCTCCCCGACTTGGGCATCCCTTAATTGGGGTGCTCTTTTTATTATATAAAGGATTATATCTATGATGACAAAACCTAAACAGGTGTTAGTAGATGGTGATCCGTTTGCATATCGTGCAGCTTTCTCATGTGAGAACGATCCAGTTGAGGATGCACTAGATAAACTAGATGAGATACTTGAGCAATCACTTAACGAAGTGATGTGGGAACTAGACCCTGAGCAGTATCAAGTATTCCTGACAGGCAAAGGTAACTTCAGGTACAAGTACTCTATTACGCATGAGTACAAAGGTAACCGTAAGAACACAGAGAAACCTCAGCACCTACAAGCTATCCGTAAACACATGATAGATAACTGGGATGCTGTTGTATCTATAGGTGAAGAGGCTGATGACCTATGTGGTATATGGGCTACTAACTATGGTAAAGAATCTATTGTCATATCTATAGACAAGGACATGCTGCAGATACCATGCTCACACTACAACCCTAACAAACGTACAATGACAGAGATGGGTGAGTTTGAAGGCTTACGTTTCTTCTATACTCAAATCCTAACAGGTGACAAGGCTGATAACATCATAGGCTTGTATGGTATAGGTCCTAAGAAAGCTGACAAGATACTTGCTGACTGTACAACTGAGGCTGGTATGTACGAGGAATGCTTACGTTCCTATGGTGGGGATGAGGCAAGGGTCATTGAGAATGCTAGACTACTCTGGCTTCGACGTTACGAGAACCAAATATGGGAGCCACCTAAATGCGTTTCAGATCAGGCTTAGAGAAGAGGACAGCAGCCTACCTCAAGAAACTAAAGATTAAATTTGAATACGAAAAGATGCGTATCAAATGGCAAGACCTAAGATTTAAAACATATACCCCTGACTTTGTGCTTGACAATGGTATAATAATTGAGACCAAAGGGCGGTTCATTCACTCAGATAGAACCAAGCATTTAATGGTCAAGGCACAACACCCCGAACATGATATTCGTTTTGTATTCAGCAACCCTGCAGCTAAATTGTATAAGGGTTCTAAGACTACATATGGTGATTGGTGTGAGAAGAATGGATTCAAGTATGCTAAAGAAATTATTCCTGTCGAATGGACTAAAGAAAAGAAAAGAAGGTGATTGACAATGTTTGATTTTGATAGTAAAATTCGTGCTCTTGTCCAAAATTATGGGTTAGAACTTCTCCTTGAACAGAACGAAATATCAGAAGAGTTTGTGGTATCATGGCTTGTGGAAGAGAAAAGAATTGATGTCGAAGATTACTTTAATCTAGATGCAGAATTAGAAGAGTGGAAGAGGATAGAGGAATGAGTAAAGTAAAAACATTAGATGAGTATCAAAGGGCAGCTGCAACCACAGCTATATACCCTGAGAATAGAGCATTAGAATATTTAAGTTTAGGTTTGTCAGCTGAGGTTGGTGAGCTTACAGGTAAGTTAGCTAAGTGGTATCGTAAAGATGAGATGGCATACCCACATGGTGACGTATTAGATGAGCTAGGTGATGTACTGTGGTTTGTCAGTGAGTTTGCTAGGCAACATAACACCAGCTTATCTAAGTTAGCAAATAGGAATATTAGTAAGTTGTCAGATAGATATGAACGTGGTGTTCTTAAGGGATCAGGAGATAAGAGATGAAAGCATTCGGACGTTGGTGGTATAGGTTTATTAACTACATGATTACATGGCAGCTACATAGAGATGCAGTTAAGCATTTAAATAAGTTGACAGATAGGGAGTTAAAAGATATAGGTCTTACTCGTGGAGAAATTGATCGTATGATCTGGTTCAAAGAAGACAAGAAAGATAGAGGGACAAAAGAATGAACAACTACTTACCAACAGATTACCAA